GTCTGATGGCTGACTTCTTACTTCTTCCCTCTTACTTCTTACTTCAAGCGATAGCGACCTCACCAGCGTATCATAGGCAGCTCTGCTCGTCCTGATAGCGTCCTGCATACATCCCAGTGAGAGATAGTCGTCAATGGTATCGCCCGTCTTGTGGCGGTTGGCAGCCACATTACGGCCCTTGCCACGGACTATGCAGCCCGTCTTGCCCTGCTTGTCATAGCCCAGACCGCCCAGCTTTGTCTTGCCGGTATGCACGGCTCTGATACAATCCATAACAAAAGCGTTCAGTGTATCAATATCCTGCCTTACATTCACCACGCCCAGGATACCCGTTGCCCAACTGTGCCCTTGGCCGTCGCCATGATACAGATAGCGGTTAACACGGTTGATGGCTGATGTATGATGGCTGAGGGCCGACCTCTTACTTCTTCCCTCTTCCCTCTTACATCGTACCGTCCTCTTCTCTATCTCCTTTTGGAACCGCTTGATGCGAGTACTGCTAAGGCTGATATCCTTGCCACGGATACTGAAGCCCAGGAACTTGAACCAGTGCTTACTGTCCAGCCACTCCACTTTCTTAGGGTTCAGCTTCATCTCCATAGCCGCCAACTCCTCCGTCAGGATCTGCATAGCCTTTTCAGCATCCGGACCGATGAACATCATATCGTCCGAATAGCGCACATAGTAACCATCTAACTGGCTCAGCTTCTCGTCTATGTGATAGAGCAATACATCCGCCAGCCATGATGCCACGCTGCACCCCTGTTTCATACTCTGATACTTCTGGCACACTTGCTTCGTCTCGCCGTCAATATACCAGTCGCTATGGTAATACTTGCGGATAACATCAATCAGCGCACTCTTTCCATAGCGTTCCTCTACCATGTCAAAGGCAGCGTCAATGTAGCGGATAGGCACCGAATCGAAGTACTTACTCAGGTCGCTCTTCCAACCCAGTTTCGGAGTAACGGCAGCCAATTCTTCACTCTTCACTCTTAACTCTTCACTTCGAGCGATAGCGAGAGAGGCTTCTTGGACGATTTTTCCACACCCTACGCCTTTCAGATAACTCTTACAGGCAGGATGTACATAGTCGGGCGTCAGCTCAAACAGCAAATCGTTGGCAATACTCAGCAGCACACGGTCGGCTGCCTCATTCACATACACCGTGCGGAACTCGCCCGGCGTATCCTTGGGGATAAGCGCCGTATGCGGCGGCGCTATCTCGTACTGGCCATCCTTGATAGCCTTGTACATCTCTATTCTCTTTTCCGGTTTGCACAGCTGGAACAGCACATTCTCAGGCACATCCTTTACGATGCCCTTGGCAATAGCATACTCCCACCGTTCAAACTCGAAAAACATCTCCAGCAGTTTATCTTCCATAGCCATAATCGTTTTATTCGTCACACACTGCGATGGCATTGTCAACCAGCGTCTCCATGCGCCAGCCGCAGATAGCCATCAACACCTCGTCCACCAGCGAAGGGTTTTTCTCGTAGGCCTCTTTCAGCGCACGGAACTTCTTGCGTGGAATCTCGTCGTCGGTAGCAACCTGCTCGGACAGTTGGATAATAAACTCATCCTGTAATTCCTCGTCGTTAGCGATTCTTTCCAGTTTATCTTTCATAATTTAGAGGGTTAGCGGTTAGTAAATTCTTCATTCTTCACTTTTTTCACGCCGCAATCAACTTCTGGATGTCCTCCGGAATGTCGTCGCCGTTTCCAAAAGCCTTTATCATAGCGGCCACATCCTCGGCAGTATAACACTTAGGCTTGTTCTTGGCAGCGTCACGCTCCGCCTTGCGCTCAGCCCACTGGCGTTTCTTCTCCTCCCATCGGGCCTTGCCGTCGCGCTGCGCCTGCTCGTAGATAGCCATACAAGCATCCTCGGCACGGTGCCAGGCATTCACATCACTGGTATTGTAAGCTCCTGCCAGCGCCTTGGCCACCTCCATATAGCGCACCCCGAACATTAGGATGTACACTTTCTCGCCGTTGATATCCCTGCGGTAGGAGGCAGACACATAGCTATGGTTCTGGTCCTTGTGCGACTTCCAGCGCACATCATCCTCGCCGCCAAAGCCGATAATCTGCGGAGCCATATCACCCCTCTTGGTCTTGTAGGTAGAGAATGTAACCTTGGGCAGCTTACCTTTGTCGTCCACGGTGTTCTCCTCGATAACCACGGCGTCCTCCACTTCAGGTTCAGGGTTAACGCTCGTTTCATGGTTCACGGTTAAAGGCTCATGGTTAGACACTTGGGCATTGTTAGCCACGTTCTTACTCTCGCTCTTCTGATTCTTCTTAATGTTCAGTTTCATAATTCACATTCGTTTAAAGTTTCACATCTTACTTCTTCCCTCTTCCCTCTTACTTCTTATATCTTCAGGTCAAACACCTCATTCAGCGTCTGCACAAAGGCCAAGTTCTGTGGCAGGATATTAGGCATATCCGTGCGTGCCACCTTGTAGATGGTGGTAGCACCCTGATAGATGTCATACACCGTCATAGGACGTCCGTTCAGCGCACGCTCCGTCTGCACAATACACTGGTCCAGACGGTTCAGCTGACTGGCATCCATGGGATAGATAGCCAACTTACCCGTCACCTGAGAGCGAATGCTGGCATCGCGACTGGCGTACTTAGCGTACAGATAGCGCAGATAGCCCATTAGCATCAGCACGTGCTCGTCCGTCAGCTCATACTGCTGCATTCGGCGCAGCGCCTCCATGTCGTCCACAAAGCGATAGCCCTGCAGCATCAGGTTTACCATACCCAGGAACTCCTGCGTACTAACCGGCTTGCGGTTGCCATAGCTGCTGACAAGGTGACTGGCTCCCAGAATAGTCTGATTGCGACACGCATGACAGTGCGCGCCAATAGCCACTTGCAGGCCCTGCTGGTTGGTAGCCACCACAATGTTAGCAACATGGGTATCGGTATGCTGACGGCTCAGTTCGATGTTGCAGAACACGCGGTTAAAGGTAGCAGCCGCAAATGGTATGTTGTCCGTACCCGTTTTCTGCTGGTAAGCATCCTTGATACGCTTATTGATAGCAATACCGTTGCCCTGCGCCTTGTTCACGTTATCAGCCACAAACAGATCCGTGATACGCGCCTCGCCATGATGAGCCTTAGCCATCTGTGTCACCTCTCCAATAAGCTGATAAGCATTGATACCGTTCATAATATCGCCGTTACGGTCTTCGATGTCAGACCCTGCGGCCAGCTGCTGCAGGGTGATACCACGGCTCTTGCCCTCCTTGATAGGAGCGAACCACTCCGTATTGTTGCTGATAGGCGCAATCATAGCGTTCTCGTCTGCACGGCTCAGCAACAGGTCCTCCAGCGGTATCTCCACGGGCTCGTAGGGCTTATAGGTTACATTACTCGGATGATTCACTCTCCTTGCCACTTGACGCTGTGGCATAGCGATAGATGTTCTTGCTGTCATAATCGTTTGTTTTTTTTGAGTTAATAGCCTCTCCCCCTGCCCTCCTCCGTGAGGGAGGGAGAGTTGAAAATTGTTTTTGTTAATCCATGTTACTCGTAATGGAAATCGCAGAGTTTAGTGAGCCAGCCATCCTTAACCACCTTGCAGGATACATCGCACAAATCCTTGCGGCAATAGTGGTGCCAACCACCCAAAGTGATTACCTCTGTCAGCGTAGTACCATTCTTGCCAAGATAGCTCGTCATAGCCCTGCCATGTACACAGCGTTCGTCCTTATGCCATCTACGTGTATCGCTCGAAAACCAGATGTGCGTAGGCTTCTGCAGCTTCCCCTCATCGTCTTTGTAATAGAGCGAATCTTCCAGCACAATCTCCTCGGGCAGTTCCTCGCGCTTAGTGCGTGGCACGGGGTCGTATTCGGGTTTTGAAAATTCCTCCTCAGCCCACTGCTCCAGTCGCTTGCAATAGCCCTCAATCTCCTCGTGGCTTAGGCACGAAGCATCCTTAATGTCATCTGGCAGTTTACGATATAGGTCGCGCATCTCCTGCATCTCGCGCTTTACGCAACCACCCCATAGGCAGTCAGTACGACGACGGCGGCAGTCCCTGCCCTCGTTAAAGAAGCCTTCCATATCAAACTTCAGGCGACTCAGCATCATCAGTGTGTCCTTATGCTGCCCAAGGTGTTCATCTCTCTGTGTCAGCGGAGCCAGCACGTTAGTAGGCGTACAAGGATACAGCCGTACAATCTTGTGTGCAGCCTCCTTACCGAAATAGCTGATAACACACTTCAGTGCCTCGTCATCGTCCATAGATATCATACACTCGTGGTTGTTCCACTCGCAGAAATACACCTCCTGCGGGTCGCACTCCTTTCCTATGCGCTTGCCGCGCTCGTCATAGAACTTAAAGAAGCGGTTAATCTCGCTCTCCGTTCCGTACATACCCGCACCTGCGGAGCATACTTTGTCACCCTCTTTCAGATAGCCGTCTCGGATAAGGCGCTTGCGCCCCTCCTCAAACTGCTTCTCTCCAAAGGCAAAGAACACGCCATAGTGAACAGCTTTCGGCTCTTCACTCTTAATCTCATAATAGCGCTTGATAGTCTTGGGCTTAATCATACATATTCCGCCCTCACTATTATCCCAGTTCTGGTAATACCTGACGCCGTTAGCAGTTTTTACGGGCTGCTTAACACCGTTAATTGTAATAGTCTCCATAACGATTCTGTTTTTTTGTGGTTATATACTCAACGCCTCGTATTCTGCGGGTGTTTCATAGCGGTCATGCACCTGTACAGGGCAGCAACACGTAGTACCCATAGCCTCCGCCAACGGTGCATTACTCGTATAGATAAAGTTTCCGCCGAACATAGGACCGCACATTCCTTGCGGCTTAATAAGCGGAGCTGCATAGTTATGCTGCTCACCCCATAGCGTGCGCTCCACCAGTACCAGACACCCGTCAGGGTCTATACCGTTGCCTGTACAATGCTGCAATGCTTCCTCCCTGGTGCAGCCATAAAATAGGGTCATTCTATCATGACGGGATGTTACACCGCCATTTGTGCAGTCTCCTCCATCTGCGGAACGATACACATCAACTCGTACTTGTTTCATAGTCGTAATACTTTTGAGTTCCGTTAAATTTCACACATACTGCGCACCATCTGTTTCAGCTCGTCGGCGGTAGTCACACCACGGCGACGGAACTCCTTGTTCAGCGAAGCCGTAGTCAGGTACTGCGGGCAGGCATAGTACTCCTCGGGATAGACCACACGGATAGCTCTATACTCACCCTCGCCCCAGTCGTAGTCGCCATTGTCCTGGGCATCCAGCATAGCGTCCAGCCCCACGTTCAGGCGGTAGCCACGCTCGCTCATAGTCACAACTTCAGCTTCAGCCTTGAAGCCAAGCTCCTTTGCCGTTTTGTTGATAAAGGCGGCAAACACCTTAGATACTTTCACTTTCATACTTCACGCTGCTTTAGTGGTTTCGTACAATAATTCAGGGTTGTCCTTTACGCGGTCGTATGTGTCGCGGGTATCAACCTGAAAAAAGAAATTTCCTTTCAGGCACTCCATTGACGCACCGGTATAGCACACGCCGTGAGGGTTCTTGCCCACGCAATAGATTTGGTAAGTGTCCTCTGGATGCGACGGCGAACGATAGGTAAACGCCCTCACATACTCAATAGCACCATTACGATGCACTTTTATAGCCTTTTGCCCGTATAGGGTTTTCAGGTCGCCTTTCAATAACGGTTTCATAGCTCATGCTGCTTGTTTGTTGATAATACACGGACCGCTCTGTACCACCCACATAAGACAGGCTGTATAGAGACGGTCATCCATAGTCTCTCCACGTTCGTCCAGAACACCACACTCGCGCAGGATAGCGTTCAACTCGCACTCCTCCAGTGTGTGTTCTGAGCAATTAACAGGTTTATCACTCGTCACTTTATCCAAGTCCACACTTGGGACAGAGCGCAGATAGCACTCACGCTGGAACTGATAGCCATCAAACTTTGCCATAGTCTTACTCTCCTATCTTTGCGTTAAACTTCTTCCACATCTCGTGTCCAGTAGGCTGATATTCATCCAGTAGCGACTTACTGCCGGAAATATACCACGCAGCATAGACCGTTACACCATAGCCGTCAACCTCCACGTCATCGCTCTTTATGCCCAAGTCCTTGCACATAAGTTGCACGTCGTTCACTGGCGCAGGCGACACGTCGGGATGCTCCTCTGTCACATAGATACAAGCCTCGCCCGTCTCTTCCAAATCGTCTACACTCGCGCCCATCCGATAGTTGGCTGCAATATGCTGCAAACCCCACTTCAATACATCAATCTTCTTCATAAGGCTATAATACTTCTTTTAGTCCGTTCATAAACTCTTCGGTAGCGGCAGAGTTACCCCTGTCCACGTAGTCCTCTACGGCTGCAATGGTATCTTCCTGTCCCAATTCCCAGCCCTCCATAACGTTTTGCAGATAGTCGCATTCGCGCTTCTCGCTTGTCAGGTAATAGCCACACACTTCGCGGTCGGCGCATTTTGCGCAGATAGCGCTTTTCCGTTCTTCTTTTTTCATGATGAGTTTCAGTTTGTAAGTTACGCTAAAGCCTAAAGTCTAAAGTCTATTCCTCATTCTTCATTCTTCACTTGCGAGCAAAGCGAGCGCTACGCCAGCATTCCGTCGAACGGGTCCCACGTATAGTTAATCTCGTGCGCCATGTCTTGAACGGCAGCCTTAGCACACTCGTCCATAGCAGGGGCAGCCAGAATGGCAGCAGCCATAGACACAATAATAGCACTCTCAGTAGAACTCTTCACCCTCTTAGGCGTGTTCTTCCAAATCTTCTTAACAATAGTTTTTTTAGCTTTCATAATGATTGATTTTTTGATTGATGTTTACAAAAAAGGCGTACCGCACAGATGCAGCACGCCCGATAGAATGGTCAATGTTCAATGACATTCACGCAGCCTTCTTATAGGCATAGTCTTCGTCTTCATTTTCGTTTGCGGTTTCGTTAGCGGTTCCTGCACTGCGCAGCGCGATAGCAGCCCCACCCATGAATACACACGCCATAATACCGTTGGCGATAGTGTCGCCACTTGCACATACCATGCCCAATACAAGCATGATAGAGCCGAAAATCATTCTCTTCATTTTGGTAGAGTTTTAGTTAATTTTTCGTTCTGATTTCGTCCGCATAGTCAGCGGTAGATTCCCCGTACTCCCAGCACACATCGTCTATGCGCTCCTGAGCGATGGCGATAGCATCGTCTTTACTCTCCGCTTCCACCTCGATAGTGCCGTTGTAGATACAGGTACAATTCACAATATACTTCATGGCAAATACTGTTTTAGATATTCCACAATCTCCTCGTCCGTAGCATCGCGGCGCAGCAGAATCGCAGGCACATAGAAGAAAATATCCTCGTCCAGCTTCACAGCATCGTAGTCCCCGCGCTGCCACGCCTGCTCGATAGCGTCCCACAGAGTGTCCTCTGCCACATCCATCTGGGCATACTCATCGCCCTCGAATGTAGGAACACCCCTAACGTCCAGTGTGCGGACAATATAGTCCACACCCTTATAGCTGATAGATGATTTCTGCATAGTTGTAAATGTTTAGGGGTTGATAATCTGATAATTTGTGCCATGTGAGGACTCAAACCTCATGTATGTTCAAGTAGAATACACTCATGGCGCCCGATTCATTCTCATAATGTCAACAGGCACTCATAGACAGATAGATAAATAAGGTAAAGCCATGCAGGGGTACACGTACCCCCGCAATGACTGATAGACCACTTACTCCACTGGAGTAGCGGTCGCCCTGATAGCTTCGCCCTTAGGCTCTTCGCCGATAGGGTCGCAAATAGGCTCGTCGGGCTTTACCTTAGCTTCAATCATAGTCCATAAGCTTTTAAAGTTAGTAAAATATCCAATACGTGTTGCGGATAGAGTCCACCTGCGACATAGGCATAGTTACCCATGCCGCAGGATCGTTAGTTCCAAATCGTTAATACTTGTCTGTACTTCCTCGTGCCCGCCATAGGAATCGAACCTACACCATACGCACGTTAGTGCGCACAGTATCGCCAGATAGTGCGGACTGATAGTGTTAATAAGGTCTTGACTTGCATGTAACTGTGATATAGCTGTTTGGGAAGCGCTTGGTAGCGATAAGCATACGCGCTCCCTTTTCGATACGGTCCGATGGGCGCTTGCGCGTGCGATAGCCCTTGCATTCCCTTACAATTCTATGCCTCTTAGTGTGTTGTAGCCGATAGTACGCATTCTTTGCGTTCACTTCATGCCTATAGGCACATAGTTCCTGATAGGCTTGCTTTCTCTCGCTTTCAGCAAGCAGAGAGCGCTCGATAAGCGCCCTCTGCCTTTCATAATACTCGTCATGTACCATAGTTGTCAGTCAGATAGGGTTTAGTCCCATACATCATTAATGTTCGCATTTACCTGTACCTTAGACAACTTGCCGTCGTTGTTCATAATCACATAGAGACCAGCAGCTTTCTGCTCTTCATACTTCTTCTGACTTGCAGCAGCTTTCTTAATCTCTTCCTCGATAGAACGGCTCTGTTCCAATACTTTCACGATAGTACGGGGACCCCAGCCAAATTCGCCAATACGTACCTTACGGTAAACCTTGCATGATTGTGCACTTTCTCCCTTGATTTTCTTGTCAGCCTCTTCGCTCGTATAGAGTGAATAGTCTCTCTCTCCAGTCTGGGGGTCTTTGATAGTAACCGTTACTACACGGTCAACGTACACATAGGTTGCTTTCACGTGACCGTCATCGCCCACCATTTTCAGGGAGTCGTCAACTGCCTTATTGAACGTAGCAGGTGTGTAGCCCATACAAGACTTGCCACGATACAGAGGTTCCATACCCAGCTTGCTAATCTGCTCGCGCTTGGTAATCTGATGTTCTGTGATAGTTCCGTCACTTCCCCTTGTCTTGAGCTTATAGCCTGCATCATGGTTCAGAGCCTTTAACTGCGCAGCCAGAGTCATAGAGCTTTCAATAACTGCCTTGTTCAATCTTCTCTCGTTTGCTAATTCTTGCTTTGTCATAATTGTAAAGTTTTTGAGTTTGACATAAAGTTTATCTGCATAACGCATTGAAAGCATAGGCAGAGTCGAACTGCCTATGCCCATAGAGCGCACAGATATGCAAGTATTAACGAATAATCAAAGTTTTTGTGTATCTCTGTTTTTACCCCGTAGGGCTGTGTTACCTCACACGCCAATATTGCACAGAGAATCGGTGTACCTCATACCTACACCCGAACAATTCGGGGACACATAACACATAGGTGTTATTTTCAGATATGGCATACAATCTTTATAATATGTTATGTACACCACTAATCTTCTATCAGTTTTTAGCGGTGTACCATATTGCAAAGATACTCTGTATATACCGCTAATCTTCTATCAGTTTTTAGCGGTGTACCATATCTAAGGTACTTTTGAAAATTCCAATTTTACCACGCTTTGCACATTATCTATTGAAAATTAGGGAAAACGTTTCGTCTTATTCCTTTGAAAATCAAGATGTTTATTTTTTTCGTCCGAATTAGTTTTCTTGTCTCTGTCTTCGTGTTACTTTTGCCATCATTTGGGTAGGTCTTACATTTTGCACGAATTATCAATAGCATTGTTTAGCTATACCGCTTATTACAATTAATGCTATTATTTGGATTCTTCATTTATAAGTCTGTCAATGTATGTGTAACACCGCTGTGTTATTTTCACAATGCAAAGGTATGGCGCTTTTTTATATGCTGCAAATATTTTCCAAAAAAAATGCACTTTTTTTGAAAAAAAAATTTTCACACATTATTATATACGTGCGTACATTATATATGCTATATGTGTGTGACTGGCGGAAAATATGTCTATCTGAAAATCATTTTTTGTTGTATGGCGGTTATTTTGATGTTCTAATATGTGAAGCACCCCACCACTTGTTTTCTGTTAATGTTTTAGTAAGGGCAGGTATGTGAATATGCTTTGCAATTTATTAGTAATATGCTATTAACTTATTAGCACATCATCTTCTCTCAACTTATTAGTAGTCATTTGCGGTGTGAATTATATTAATAATGTAATATGGAATATGTAATGTGTAATGATGTAGTATGTAGTATGAAGGATATGGTATGTAATGTATAGTTGCCGTACTTTGTAGTATGTAGTTCTAATTTGATGGCAGGAGCATATATGGACACTCCTTTTGGCGTAGCTAAATGGAGTGCACCCCCAG